AATTTCTTCTTTAGTAAATTCATCGTCTTCTTCTTCTTCCTCTTCGTCTTCACTGAATGATAATTCATCATCATCATCATCATCTTCTTCGTCGTCTTCATCTTCTTCTTCTTCGTCGTCTTCAGTTTCATTTTCAGTGTCACCACGAAAAATGTTTTCATCAATTTCTTCTTCTTCTTCTTGATCAATTTTTGAACTAAAAATATCATTTTCGTCAAAACTCAATCCTTCTTTTTCTTCTTTTTTATTCTCTTCTTCTTTTGTTGCCATGGTATTGTTTTATTTTGTTAAACAAATCTATATAAAAAAAATGTTACTTTTCTTTATTTTTATTCTCTTTTTCTTGAGCTACTTGTAATTCAGCTGCTTTAATACGCTCTGCAGAAGTCGCTTTAACGTTGTCTGCTGCTATTTTATTGTTAGCATAGATTGTTGCGACTTCTTTTTCTGTTGTGTTGCCTTCTCTAGCTTTTAGCATGTCTTGATCTCTAATAGATTTCTCTTTTTCTGCTTCAGCTTTAAATTGAGCAGATTGAGCTTCTTGAGCTTCTTGTCTAAGTTTTTCCATCGAATTTACCATTCGCTGGAATACCGCTTTTTTCTCGACTGCAGTTTCTCCTTCAAAAACTTCTATAAGACCCATGATTAAATCTGGGGAACTTCCAGCAGAATTTGATAAAGCCATTTCTGCAGCTGCATCAATACGTTCTTGGGCTTCTCTGTCTTTACGACCATCAGAAAGATACAAACCAAAATCTGAATCAAAAAATTCTTTGTGAACTTTCAAGAATTTAGTTTTCATTTCTCCAATGATATATTGGATAACTTCACCGTCTTCATAATCGTGTTTAGCTTTAATCAATACTGCTTCAAGTACAGACTGTACATACTGATCAAATGGAGTATATATTATTTCTGTTCTAGCTGTGCTCCCGCGTATAGCTTTGTCAGTACCAGTAGCAGTTTGGTATTGACCAATTTGTCCTTCTCTTTCTGGGGATATTCCTACAAATTTTGCAGCAAGATCTTCAACAATAGCAAGGCCATTAAATAAATCTTGTATTGCTCCTTTCTGTGATAAGTCAAGAGATGTAAATTGGTTAAACGTGTTTTTTTGAGATTTTTTTTCAGCTGAGTTAATGATCATCAGCTTGTCACGTTTAATGTGATGCATTACTCGGTTTAATCCGTTTTCATAACCACCTTTAGAAAATGCTTTTGGAGTTTGTGCTGCATCATAAACAAGCACTCGACTGTTGCCCGCAGACTTTAAAGCTAATCTAATTTCAAATAGTATTTCAGATGCAATTTCTTGAAGTTGATAAAGCTTGGCTGCAACTGATTTAATATGAGATGTGCCAGTTGTATTGTCTCTTATAATTGATAATACCGGAAGCCTACATTCGTATGGGTTTTCTTTTGAAGAATACCTTTGCTCCATAAGACCATAATCAAGACAAATGTCTGGACCAATCATAATACAAAATCTCGGCATTTCACCATCAATATGTTTTACTGTATCTTTTTTTCTAGCTTCAGTTTCATCTTTAAGTTTACGGTAAACTTTTTCTTTAGTCTTTTTGTTTTCTGAAATTTTAATAGAAATTCTTTTTCTAGATTTCCACATAGAATTGACTATTCTAAGTCTATTGACTTTATTAGAAGTCTGGAACCATCCATTGAATTTAGAAGTTACACCTAAAGCTTCACTGCTTCGGCCTTCTTCGTTTTCTATAGGTTGAGTGAAAGACTCAAACATTTTTTTAACCTCAACTTTTTGTGCTGAGGTTAAAGTAAAACTGTTATAGATTTCGTTTTCTGTAAGGTAATAATTTTCAAAAAAATATTCGTGATTGTCCTGGACTACTTTATAAGGATCAATGTCAAAATCAGCATCGAGTGGATGCACTTTTCTCATGGTAGTATGTCCATGCTTTTTATCTAAAATAGCATGGCATCGATCAGTAATACAATAATCTACAAAAAGCTGAGGTAGCTTTTGTTTTTCTTTACGGACATCGAGGAACAATGCTAGTAAATTGTCTGCTACTTCTTCAGCTAGCATTTTAAAATCTTTTTCAAAAAACTCTTCAATGTCTTCTGGCAATTCCATTTCAGGATTTTCTGTTTTAGGTTCAAACCCTAAATCGCCTTGCATTTTTTTAGTAAGATCTCGCATGATCTCTTCACTAACCATTTTAAGTTTTTCTTCAAACTTTTTGTTTTTAGATTTTTTGTCAATGACATAAGCTTTTCTTCGAATAGGCCTCATTAAATATTCACCAACAATTTGTTCTATTTTAGTTTGAATAAGCGGATAAACTACATACTCTACTCCAAGATCAGTTCCGTTTGGACAGGTAATTCTCTTTATTTTTTTTTGCTCTTCTTCATTAAGCTCACAATTGTATGCTCTAAAATACTTGAGCATGTTGTCTTTTTCATCATTAAAATTGTCGGACAAAGAAAATGTAGCGTATTGTTTAACGTGAGACATGTGCCACTCTTTGTCTTTTTTAGACTCGGGAATGGTTTGATCAGGTAGAGATAGCAGACTCATATTTAAATTTTATTTAAATGTATCAATTATTATTTATATTCCTTTTATGTTCTTCAATAGTAAAAGCAAAAATGTCATTTCCATATCGTTCTAAAACTTCTTCACGTTCTTTTTTTACTTTGTTAACTGCAGCAGTTTGGCTTTCTAAATATTTTCTTTTTTCTTCCCCAACTAAATCATATTCAGGGTCAAAGATAGACTCTTTGCTTGAGAAATCATTATGATCATCACCTTGGTATGCTTGGCCATAAGTTACAAATTTATATTCTCCGTTTTCTATTACCCATGTACCCATATCATTTATGACGTCACCGTCGTCGTGCGAATCTTCTATACCGTCAGATATTTCTCCAAACATTTCAAGCTTGTAGAACATACACATTGCGTAAGCAGAACCTAAATCCGAGTTATTTTCACCAAATTCTATTAAGTGATCAAGTATTTCTTCAAACCAGATGTTGTTCCAATTTTGATTAACCTCAGCTTTAAGAAGTCTTGTGGCAAAATTAAACGCATATTGATTAGGCATTTTTAAACCGTACTGGTTAACTGCTCTAGAGTTATAACCATGTTCTCCTAAATCTGGCCTAGCTTTAAGATGTTTTTCACCGTTAATATCTAAGAAATAATTTTTAATCGAAATTTTAGTATGTTCTAAAAGCATTTCAGAATCATAATAAACTGCCAGTCGAAATGTATTAGAATAAAACTCATCATCATTATCTGAACTGCCTCTATCTAAAATATAAGCTATAGGAAGATCATATTCTTTGTTTGGGCCACTAAACAATCGATACGCAATACTTGCTCCAAGAGAACCTGTTCCTTCAGCAACATCATCATCGTAACTATCTGTTCCAATGATGTCAGGATTAAAAGGTAATCTTGAGTGATCAATTGGATCTAGTATTTTATTAATAGTTCCAAGGTCATTGTCTTCAACAAATTTTATTTTAGAACCACGATTGAAATGTATTTTGTCAATCTCTTTTAAATTTTTTGCTCGAGAAACAAGAGATTTAGTTTGGCTATCATTTGTTTCCCATTCTAGTCGTCCAATAGTTTTTGGATAAGGACAATTATCCAAATTATTTTTTTGAGCGTTAAGCTTTTTACGGTTAAGTAAACCTCCTGAGTTTTTAATAAAGATGTCAGACTCTTTAACTGGATATGATTGTATATGCTTTATGTAACCTTCAGAACCTTCTTTTTCTTGACGTTCTTTTATAATATAGTCAAGAGCTGCTTTTTTATTTGTTCGGCCAGTTTTAAAATCAAAAAAAGAAATCTTTTTGCCTGTTTTTTCATCTGGAATATTATCACCAGGATAGAAGTCAGTAGAAGAAACAAATATTTTTTTAAGATTGTATTTTTCAGGGTTGTTCCACATTATTTTGTAGCCTTTAGAACCCTTGTCTATTTCTCCACCGGTACCGTAAATTAAAGGAGTTCCAAATTGATTTGCTCCATCTTTAAAACAAGGTTCAGTAGATTTGTAAGCTGCAACAATATCTTCAAAAAGACCTGCTTCTTCAAACACTACCATTGACAAACTTTTACCTTCAAAACCTGTAGGTTTAGCGTACATCGTTTTCATGTACATTGAAGACTGAAGGCCGCCTTCTTTGTCTTGCTTGTTTTCAGTGTGTTTGTAACTGAGTCGAATTTCGTCACTGTTTTTAGTACTAACAGAAGATCGATATTCTTCTCTTACATTTTCAATTAAATATTTTACTTTCTCGTAAAAATCTTGAGCTTTATCATCTTGCCCAGCAGCTACACCAAGCTTGTTTCCGCGATAAAAAAGCAGTTCATAATAACAAGCTGATGCTCCATACCAAGACAAACCAACTCGTCTAGGTTTACCTACAATTAGACCATGGCTGTTTTTAGCATCGTCAAGTTCATTATATAAAGTTCTGTCAAGTTCTCTATAAAACGGAGAGCCCATGGTTTTTCTGGTTGCCCCAGGTACCATAAGTTCAATGTTACACATGTTTAAATAGAAATAATGTACACCTGTAATTTTAGGCATAAAGTTTCTAGGCTTAAAACCTGTCAAACATTTATGATCTTGATCATCCCAAAAATCATCATAAGAAATAGTGCCTGGATTATAATCAGGAATCTCCATATTCTCCAAAGGCTTATAGAGCTGTCCGTCAAATTTGTTCCAGTCAATATTTACTTTCATATTCGTTTTAATTAAAATGTAAAGACACCAACATTTTCATATTGATGCCTTTACGGGAAACAAAGAAGACTCTTAGTAATCATCGTATTTCCGTATAAAATGAGCTTTTCTTTTCAAGTTTTTGTTCAAGTCTTGAAAGTTTATATCCGTTTTTAACTGGTGATTTTTCATAAACTTCTTTGCCTTGAATTTGCTTTTCGTACTCTTTAATGTCGGTGTTAATAACACGAAGCATAGCCGCTATTTTAGCAGGGCTTTCGTAAATTATCTCTTCACCTTTTTCATTCTTGAGACCTTTACCGTATTTTTCTTCAGATTCTTTAAACCTTTCAAGCATTGACACTTTTCTTTGGTAGTGGATTTGGCCTTCTACTAAAGTAGGATCATATTGGAGGTCAGAATATTTTTTGAGTGCAAGTTGTATTTTTTCTTGAGGCCAATCCCAAACTTTACGTTTGCCAGTAACTTCTTCTTGAGCTTTAAAAGGTCGATCTTTGTCGCTATAAAATCTTACTGGAGATAAATAATCAACTGTAAGAGCAATAGCAGTCAAGCAATGTATTCCAGGGAATTCTGATCGTTTTTTAAAACGTAAATCTTCATCAATTAATATTTCACGAAAAGCTTTGATTGACAAAATGCCATCATTTTCTTCTTCTATCTCTAAAAGACCTGTCTTGATATTAATTTTTGTTAAATACATTATAGCAAATGTAAATAAAAAGAGGTAGCGTTAGCTACCTCTTTTTCAATTAATGATATTTTTTATTGTTTCGGTATTCTATTGCATATCTTTCAATCTGCCTTTTACCAAGGAATATTTGATATCGATCGTTCATTATTCCTACAATTTTCTGGTATGAATCCTTTGGATAAAGCTTTTTGAGAAAGGTGCGAAGAAATCCAACTTTGTAAATTGTATTGTCCTTCTTTGTTTCCATGAATTTCTTCGGCACCGTTAACTTTAACTTAGAGGATTGTTCTTCAACTTTAATTTTACGGATTTCATTTTCGCTTAACCAATTAAGCATATCCGGATCTTTAATAGTTGCGTTTCTATCCTCGCTTGTTATCATAGTTTTTTCTCTTTTGATTTTTTAAGCTGCTTCACTTCTTTGTCAAAAGCTACTTCTTTCTTAATAGCTTCTATGTCCTGCTTTTCTTCTTCAAATTTACGAACAAGCAATGGCATTATCTTAGGAGTAGTACCACCAAAATCTCTTTCAATTCTTTTGAAAATTTCTTTGTCTAAATTATCAACAATCTCATTGTTTCCGTTGATTCTTTTTCGGAGGTGATTTTCAAGCTCGTTTTTGTAGCTTAAACTAACCAATCCTTCTTTTTGTTTTTTAGAGACTTCTCCAAAAAAACCATGCATTTGCTCACTTCCCATTTGGATAATCTGCTGAGCAGATATGATAGATTGAGTTGACATATTTTCTAATTTCTTAGCCATATTTATTTTTTTATCCTGATATCAAGACCAGGTGTTTTCTTATTAAAATTTTTGTGTAAGTGAGAACCAATGCTTGGTGCTTCAATTAATTTGTCAAATTGCTTTGCTGTTACAGGAGAATAAACATATGTACTGCCATTACTTCTAAAAGTAACATACATAATATTTTTTTCTTTGTCAAAAGCTACTTGCTTAGTTTGACTGCTTTTATCTGTATTGATTGTGACCATTAATAAGGTTGTTGAGGTTCTTTTTTATACACATCTGTATCTACAATAACACATTCTGTAGTAAGGATCATTCCCGCAATTGATGCTGCAGCTTCTAAAGCAACTCGAGTTACTTTTACTGGATCAATTACACCTTCTTCAATCAAATCTTCAGAATACTTTTCGGTTTTAGCGTTTATTCCATGATTGAAATTATCAATAATAATATCAATTACGTCTGGAGAAACTTTAATACCTACGTTTTCTATAATTTGAAAGAAAGGTTGCTGAATTGCTTTCATCAAGATTTGAGAACCGTATTCTTTACTTGGATTTTTTGGTCTGAAACCAAACTCTATTTTTGATAAAGAAAGCAATGCAGCACCTCCTCCAGGGATGATTCCTTCTTCATTTGCAGACTTAACTGAATACAAAGCATCTTGAACCCTTCCTTGTTTCTCTATATACTCAGAATCTGAGTTAGCGCCTATGTTTATATAAGCAATACCATCTGACAATCTGGATATACGTGTTTGCAGTACTGACTTCTCATAAGACTGCGTAACGGATTTAAGTTTTTCTCTCAAATTGTTAGCACGATCATCCATTTCTTTTTCTACACGTAGCTCTTCTTCTTCATCTAATCCAAAAGCTCCTTTTATAGAAGACATTTGTTCACCAATGGTGACTTCTTTAGACTGAGGCAAACTGCTTAAGATTTCTTCCTTAGGAAGATCTTCAAATTGTAAAGCATCGTTTTCTAGAAATGGTGATTTTCCTAGAACTGCGCCCAAATCTCTAAGTAGTTCTTCTTGATCATTTCCAAAGCCTGGAGAATTTGCCACACAACATTTGAATCCAGCTCTTTGCACATTTTGAATAAGCATGTCTGATATCATTGGGTCTATTCCGGGAGTGATAATCAACAATGCTTTGCTGTTTTCTGCACACTGATTAAGAAGATACTCTAAGTTGTTATTCATCTTGTTGATCTTCTTATTGGTCATAAATACATATGGCTCTTCTAAAACACAAGTGTCATTTTCGTGGTTATTTACATAGTACTTAGAACGGTAACCCATTGGCAAAGCCATACCTTCAATAGCTGTCATGTGCGTTGTACCATCATACGATCTTTTGATGTTTACGATACCTTGTCTCCCAGCAACTTTAAATGCTTTTGTAACTATATCCGCAGCTTCATCATCGTAATTAGATGATATCAATGCTACTTTTCTAAGCATATCAAGGTCATTTTCAATGGGCCTTGATAATTCAGCTAGCTTATCGACTATTACTTGAACTGCTTCGTCAATACCTCTTTTGATATCTAGAGCATTTAATTCCTCTGGGAATTCAATGCCCATGTTCAATATAGCTTCAGCTATTACTGTGGCAGTTGTAGTACCATCTCCAGCTTTATCATCTGTGTTGTTTGCTATATCCTGCAATGATTCTATAGCAATCATTTCAATAGGATCTTTTGAAGCTATTTGCCCAGCGACGGTAACACCATCTTTAGTAGAAAACGGTCTGTTTTCTTGAGCGTTTCTGATCAATACATTTCGGCCACTAGGTCCTAATGTAACTTTTACTGCTTTTGCGATAATTTGTGCACCCGCAAGTAATTTCTTACGGGCATCCAAAGAATATTGTGTTTCTTTCATGTTATACTTGTTGATTGTTTAATATTACGTTATCAAAGCCTACATTTATGACAGAGGCAAACACGTTAAATCTTTTTGGTATTTTCATTTTTATTAAATTTTAAAATTGTTGTTATTATTGTAAGTAAAATGCTAATCTATCGCTTCAAGGTTATCCTCAAAGTACGTTTTCGCTACAAGCCATTGGTCTTCATGGTTCTTTGGGTTTCTAGCAATCATATCACCTTTCAATGGGCTTCCTGCTTTTAAATCCGCTTCACTTATTGATACCTTACCATCTAAGGTTTCTCCTTCAACATAAGGGCGCAGTTCACTTATACTCTTACGTCTGTACTGTTTAAATTGACTCATTTTATATAATTTAGTTCTGCGCTCCTGGTTATACTTGTTGATTGCTTAATATTACTCCTAAAAAATACTTTGCTTCACACGCGTGTATGTAAGCTTGAGTTCTAGCGATTGCTGCTAGTCTTGGGTTTTCTGCTGTAAAACCCTTCATGTCTACAGTATCAATCCAATCAATTACTTCTTGCAGATCCGCGCGAAGCTCAATAGCTGCTTTAAAAGTGTCTAGCAACTTAAATCTATGGCATACTGCCGCAAAGTGAGTGCTTTCATCTTTTTCAGCAGTTTTAGGGATATCAGCTCTAGACTGAATCTCTTTTTTCTCGTCTTTTTTGTACGGTGATTCTACAGATAATGCAGCAAGCATTTTACCAAGCCAAGCTTTAGCCAAAAAGATGCTATCGTCTGGACTTGTATCAACTCTATCATGAGCTTTAGCAAACTCAAATATTCTGTCTAAAGCCAAACGCTTTTCTTTGACCTCTTCAATGAATTTTTTTCTATTCAATGCTTCTTCAGGTCCAATATTTACTATACCAGGACTTTTAGCTTCTTCTTCAGATTCATCGTCAGAATCTGTAAGTTGTTTATCTTTAGACTCTGGCTCTGATGAAGAATCAGCTTTTAAATTAGCCATCTTTTCTTTAGCTTCTTCTTCAGAAATTTCTTCCATACGATCACTAATTGCAGCATACACTGTTTTGCGATCACCTTCAGCTTCCTCTGCAACTGATAACGAGTATAAAAAATCGATATTAGTTGCCTCTTTAAGTTTTGCTTGAAACTCTTTTACTGTAAGATTTTTAAAATCTTTTAGGATTAATTTTGACATTGTTTTTAATTTTAAATGTTAGTACCGTACTCATCTGTTCTGATGAGGTATTTGTGCTTATCGTTTACAAGTTCAAAATTTCCGATATTTTTAATTTCAATTCTATCAGCTATATCTGACATGTAATAAAGCACATTACCTTCTACTTCCTGAGAAAGATTTCTCCCAGCCTTTTTTATAATACCTACGTGCACAGGCATAGTCTCTATAATGCGTGTGTCGAAGTTTTTTTCTTTTTTCTTAAAGTAATCTGGCAGTCTTTCTACCAGGTAATCTTCATCGTTAATAATGATGCCATGTAGTTTTTTCATTGTTTATTTAGTTTTTAATTATACTCTTATTCATTCCCCCGCTACTATTCGCTATTACTCTTCTATCCCTTACTCCAACTAGAAGAATGCATTAGAGGTAATTTCTGGACTGTAACTCAGTATGAGATCGTAATGAAAATTCATTTGAATTTTTTTTCGTAAACATTTACAACTCTACTTTCTGGAGCCAATTCCCAATCTTCATAATCATCTATCTCTACTACAGGCAAATAACACACACTGCACAATACTGTACCAGTATCATCTATATCAGTCTCCCCTTTTTCTTGACAAACACACGTACTCATTGCTTTTTTGATTTTATCCTCTGTTGATGAAAATTTTTTCATTGCCTTATCAAATTGGCTCAACCCCTTTTTTGGAATTACTTAATTTCTCTTAACGCTAAAGCCAAAAGCTCTAATTCTGTGTGAATTCTTTTTAGTAATCTTTTAATATTTCTCATT